TGTCTACAACATACTGATAGTGACACTTGTCACCACCCTTAAGGTATCTTCTCTTGTATGCTACTGCAAAGATAGGTTCTATCCCAGTAGAAGTTCCAGCAAGAATACCAATGCTGCCAGTAGGAGCAATAGCTCTGTTAGCAACAGGAGTAGAGACCTCTTTCTCATATGCAAAGCTTTTAGAAACTTGGTCACTAACTCCTTTGTATACAGATAGCCACTGATGAAGTTCAGGTACCACATTGTAGTTATATCCTTTCTTAATGAGCCACTCATGGACTCCCATAACACCTAAGCCAAGTCTTCTATTCTTCTCTCTTGTTGCATACACCTTAGCATAAGGAAGCTTAGCCTTTAGTGTACCACAGATAAGGAACTTAGTAGCTAGATCAACTACATCTTTGAATGTAGCCAGATCAGGAATCCTACCCATGTTGAGAGAACCAAGGTTACACACATCACTATCATCTTCAGAGGTGACCTCTGTGCAAGCGTTTCTGAGTGTCTCATTCTCTTTGTCAAAGAAATTGAAACTGAACCCAGGCTCACCAGTACTAAGTGCTTGCTCCACATTCTTAAGGAATACATCCCCATACTCTCCTGTCTCCATGTACTTCATAACCCACTCAGTGTCATAGTTGACAGAGATATTAGTCATGTCCATAGGAGCAGGGAAGTTGAAGTCTTGTTGTTTGATGTCAGCTAGGCTCTGTCCTGTGCCACCTACCATCATGTTCTGCCAATCCTTAGACTTAAGGAAAGCCTCTACATCAGCATGTTTCCAGTTAAGAGATGCATAGATGGCAGACCTTCTACTGCCTCCTTGCATTACATTCCTACCTATCTCATTAATCATCTTCATCTTAGGGATAGGACCAGATGCTTGACCACCTGTCTTATGGATAGGTGTTCCTTCTCCTCTATAGACTGAGTAGTCAACACCAATGCCACCACCTGTCATAAGACATGACTCAGACTTCCAGCTTACATCAGCCCAATCCTCTCTAGTATCCTCCTCTGCCTTAAGAAGGTAACAGTTGTTAAAGAATGGATTGTCTCTGCCTGCATAGTAAAGGTATCTACCTCCTGGCAGGAAGTACATCTTCTTCATATACTGTATGAGTTGATCCATATCAGACTTAGCCATAAGATCATCACATACATGGTGGACTAAGGTAGAGCATAGGTCATTCCAAGTCTCAGCACCCTCATGTCTGTACTTGTGGTTAAAGATATCTTCTGAGAACTTTGATCTGAACTCAGGGTTTAGGTTAGACTTAAATCTTGTACTCATTTAGAATCCTCTACTGTATAGGTCTAAGGCTATGCTAAACATTAGGTATGATCCACTTAAGCCTATTGAGGTAACTGTACCAATTACACACATTACTAGAACTACTTCTAACTTCTCCATAAAAGACATTCTCACTCCTCCATTTCTAATTGATCTTCTGTAAAGTAAAGGTCTAGGTTAATCCTGCCTCTGTTAACAAGCAGCATGATGACATCAAATATTTCCATATCATTGTCATTCACTACATCTTCCAAGTCGTAGTCATTAGCTAAGATAGCTACCTTCTCCTCTAAGCTTAACATGTGTTAGACTCCTCCTGTCTTAAGCTTGGTGATAGACTGTAGTGACAATTTGTTAGGAGGTTCTGATAGCCATAGGGTAGGTATAAGTTTGTCAGCATACTTAAATCCTTTCTTATCACACCACTCACCATAGGTAGTCTTACTTTTAGGGTTGAGCTTAGCTTTACTGTTAGTGAATACAAATCTGATGTCTAAGTTAGGATGTTGTGTCCTTACCTTTAGATGCTTTGATCTGTCAGAAGGGAAGAACCTTCCTTTAGTCTCAACAATGATACCATTGCTTAAGAGGATGAAGTCAGGCTTGTAAGTGTTGACACTCTTGTAAGGTATCCTGATAGTCTCATACTCAAAGTCTATCTTACTTACCTTCAGCAAGTCTCTATTGTCATCTTCTAAACCTGACCTCAATTCAAAAGTCTTACCTCTCCTTCTCCCTCTCTTATTATTATTATTAGATTTGGATTTCGTCATCATCATTACCAGTACTCTTAACTAACTCCTGTACTCTAGGTGTAGAGACTACCTTCACTAAGTCTACATCAGCATTGCTATATCTGAATGTCCTTAGCTCAGGCCAACAATCATTCTTCTTATAGCAGTACTGACACATCATAGCAAGCTTAAGGTTATCACCACCCTTCTTCTGAGGGACAGGAGGTACTCTATAGTCAGGCTTCTCACCTTCTACTAAGGCAAAGGCATCCATAACTTCCTTCTCTTTGTTGGCTACCTGTTCTGTTAGGTCATACTCATCAAGTACAATCTCTCCTGTTACTTTTTGCTCCACAAGGAACACACCTTTATTCTTTTCTGTTACGGTGTCATCATCCTTAGCTGCATGGAGATAGGATGACATCTGTGAGATATACCCAAAGGGGTCATTGCCCTCCAGTAGTAGCTGTCCACCTTTCTTAAACTTCTCAAAGGCAAAGGGTGAGGCTGACTTAACATCAACTGTGACACCATCAATGACACAATCCCTATGTCCTTCCAAACCATTAGGCCCATACATCACCCCCTGTCTACCTGTTACAGTATGTCCTGTTAGTTCAGCAGCCCATAGAACAAACTCTTCAATGATGTCCCCATACATAAACTTAAGTAAGTCTTTACCATGCATGTTGCCCTCTTCCTGAGGTTCATTGACAGAGTACCAGAGCTTAGTCTTGCAGCCCATACCAAGGGAAGACATTCTTAGGTGTCCTCTCTTAGCATGGCTGTTCTGCTTACTAAGCCTACTCTGGATTAACTCAGCTAGGTTATTAGATAAGTCTTTAATCTTATCCTTACCTAGGTCTGAGCTAAACACAGAATAGATATCCCCTATGAGGGTATCAAGTAGAGGCATATTAGATAGCAATCCCTGTCTCTTCATCTACAGCAGAGTTAGTAGAGGCTTGGTCAAAGTAAGGAATGAATGAGGTAAGAGCTACTCTTTCCAATCTAACAATCCTCTTACTACCATCAATGTAGACAGAGAGTTTAACCTTAGCTTCTGACCCATTAGCAATGAGACCATCTACATCAGGGTTATGGTTAACAAGATAGTTATTGATATCAGTACCTCCTTCTGCCTTCATCTTATCAACAGACTGTTGGAAGAAGAACACATCAGGTGGTCCATGTACAACCTTCTCTCCTGTTTCTTTATCAACCATCCACTTGTTCTTATGAGGACGCTTTGCTTTGTAAGTAAACTTACCATCCTCTGCTGGTTTGAACTGAGGCCAGCCCATAGAGGTCTCAGGGATACCTGCCTCAATCATCCTATCCTTATCCTTCTCATCAACAGTAAGGTTAAGTTGGTACTCACCATCTGTCTCTGCCTTAGGGTAATCAGGTGAACCCATGTCTCTGTTAAACTCAAAGACTTTAGCCCAGCTAAGTTCTGCATCTACTGTGATGTAATTTGTTTCACCATTAGCCATGATATTATATTCTCCTTTTCTTAATTAAGATTGTGTAGATTCAGATTCAAATAGAACAACAAGGCACATAAGCTTACCTTCTTGCATAGGCTGTACCACATGGATAGCCCCATCCTTATCTCTAAACATTAGTAGGTTCTCTTCAGTACCTGCTTTATAGATACCTAACAGAACCATGTCAAGTTCTTTCTGCATTTCCTTAAAGCCTTTAGCATCTGCACAGTTCATTGCAGCTTTAGCCTTAGCCAAGGGGAAGGTGAACATAAAGCAAATGACACCTAATGTCAATAGAAATTTCTTAAAAGTCATTATCAATTTTCATTTCTAACTTAGTAATCTTCTTTGAGATGTAAACTTCCATCTGTTCATCTAACTTCCAAGCAATCTCCATAAGTCTACTCAGCTCTGGAAAGGTATCTTCAATAAGCCGGTCAGACCTACAATTAATCTCCTCTGAGACCAGCTTATCTGTCTCTCTTATACTATTCAACAAGGCTATTTTTTTAGTGGCATTCATTCCAATTAACTCCTATCTCTGTTGACCCTGACATAGGGCAATACAAACCTAAGTCAAGACCTGCTTGTGTTATAGACTGTCTTTGTAATTCACCTAGTCTAACAGCCTCTTCCATATTGTTAGCCTCAGTCTGCCATTCATCATGTGGCCATGTCAACAGCTTGAATGGAATACCCTCTAGTTGAGCTTCCCTTTACCATAGTACTGTTGCATGTTTCATAATGATAGCCTCACCTGATTGTAACATACCTGCTAATGCTAAATATGCACTAGCTACTGGTACTCTCCTTCCATCTAAGCCTATGAAGTAACCAGCCATACCAATAGCAGGTATCTGGTTCTTCTTAAACTCTGCTAACCCATCAATAGATTGAATGAAGTTATCTACTGCTTGCTTAGCTACTGTTGTAGAACACTGTAGTATCTGAGCCACCTTAACATTACCTGCTCCAAGTAAGAAGGCATAGATGAATGTCTTAGCATCATCTCTATCAATATGGTTAAGACCTAGTGCTCTCTTATTAACATTGTGAATGTCAGTCTCATCTTCTTTGTTACCTTCACAGATAGCTTTAACATAAGAGTCTGACTTAAGGATGTGAGCTAGTACCCTTAGTTGGATACCTTCAGCATCTGTACCGACTTGGAACTTTCCTCTAGGTACGCCCCAAAGTGCTCGCATTGGGCCATCATACTTTGCTTTAACTTCCTCCACAGGTGTACTTGGTTGTCCATGGAAAGATGAT